TTGCCGCCGCGTCGCTGCCGGTAAGCATCTTCATTCGGCCTTGCGCCTGTGTAAGATTATCGGATAATTCAACAACTTTTTTTATAGCTGCGACACCGCCGACAGCTGCCATGATTTTTCTGAATTTTGATGCTGTTTTATCGGCAGTATTACCGGCTCTTTCGGTTTTTTCTTCAATATCATCGATAGCAGCGCCCATTTTTGCCAGTTCGTCACGTGCAGCTTTCAGCGCCTTTGTATCAACAGGCTTGCGCGTTGCTTTCTGCATCTGCTCCATGCTGCTGATAACAAGGTTCATCGCCCTGTTTATGCTGCGCAGTGGCTTTGTCATCGCATCCTGTATCGATAATACTGTTTTGATAGTGGCCATAATCGACCCCCTTTTTAACGGAAGCGCCGGAGCAGACCCCGTTTACTTCGGCGCTTATTTCTTCTTTATTTTGGCCGCTTCTTTTCTTTCCTGTTCAGCCTTGCGGTCTATCGCCGCGATAACAAATGCCTGCTCCTGCGGCGACAGTTCAAAAAAAACATGCGGTGCCCAGCGGAATTTGTGAAGGCAATAGTAAACATAAAGCGTTTCGGGGTCGCCTTCTTCAATTAGTTTTTTGCTTCTTCAACAAGCTCGTCGCCGGTTTTAAAACCGCACTGCTCTATTATCTTTACGGTGTAATCGTCAAACTCGGCAGGTGTAAGCATGGCGACGATAAGGTTATCAGCGCCGTTGACGTGGTACGACTGCTGCAATTCGCCGTCGTTCAGATTTGGGAACACTGTGCAGCGTGCAGCCAGCTTTGCGGTATATGCCGCCTCGTCAAATTCCTGCGTGGTCTGTCCCTTGCGACCGCCGCGAACGGGAACGGTGCGCATACACGTTTTACGCAGTTCCGCGTTTTCCGCTGCCGTGATGCACTTTACTTCCCATTCAATAGCATCGCCGTTTTCGTCCACAAATCGGTCGGAAACGGCGTACTTTATGTTATCAATTTTCTTTGCGTTTTCAGCAAGAAACGCGGAAAGCGAATTAGCCATGTATTATCCTTTCTTTACTGCATGCCGTTAAGCAGGTTAAATTTTTCGGGCATCTCCCAATCATCAAATGTGCCCTCGATATCCTCATCAAGCGTCTCGGCATCGGCATCAAATTTGGTAAGCGTACCGCCCTTGAAATAGCAGTTTTTCAAGATGATCGTCTGTCTGCCGTTAGACGCTGTGGGATCTTCGTTGGTTACTTGGATATCAAAGCGCGGCAGTTTGCCGGTACGCTTGTATTCCAGCATCATTTCTCTGAAAACAGACTGGTTATACTGCGCATTGCCCGACCATGTGCCCGTCCAGCCGGTAGGCTTGTTGCCCTTACCGGACTTGCCGAGAATGGGAACCTCAACAAGATTTATCTCCGCGCTTGCTTCAAAGGAAACAAAGTTTATCATTCGGTATCTGTTGCCGTCGGCAAGCGTAATAAATGCCTCGGCCTGTGCACCGGCTATCGCATCGAGCGCGTCCATATGAATACGATCCATAATTTATCCCCTTTCTTACATGATCACGATGGACATATAAAGCTGTTCCATCGCGTTGATAATGTTCAGGTCTTTGATCGTGCACAGAACGGAGCGCTTTGTCTCGCCCTGTTCCACAGTCACGCTATCGGGTTCAAAGTTTTCGATAGCGCGAATATTCTCAAGCGCCTGATGCAGCTTGCAGATATCATTCCACAGCGAAATACGGCCAGCTGCGTCGTTTGCGACAACACCGAGATAACGCGTGTTGAACAGCACCGCCGCATCGTTAGCTATCTGATCGCATACCCTGATAGTCTGATTGTTCTTGAAGATATCGCCCTTTGTTTCCGATGTGGTAGTGAGGGAGTTTATATCCTCCAGTACGCGAACATCGCCGTTTACGTTGTGCATAACAAAACGCCCGGCTTCGATATCCGCCGCAAGATCAGCCTGTGTCTTGTCAACGTCAATCGACAACTCGCCGTCGTATTTTTTGTTGGTGTTGGATTTGTTTACAGCGCATCCGGCAGAAGCGCCGGTCACCCAGTAAACAAGTGCATACTGACCGATGCCTACAACGTTCGACGGGTAATCAGCCGCCTTGCTTGCAACTTCGATGACTCCCTCATAGTCGGCAATTTTCGCATTGGCAGACAGGTTGAAAATAACCGTCTGGAACTTTGCGCCGACTTCATCGCGCATACGCTTTGTGTAATTCATGTACAGCTTTGCAGTGGTAGTGTCATCGGCAGGACAGCCGAGCGTGTTAAAGCTGTAGCTTTCAAACTTATCAAGCGCCGCCTGATGTGCCGCTGCGTTGGCAGTGCCGTTAGTGCCGCCGCTGAGTGCGGTTTTAGTCGTTACTTCAAGCGTTGCATTAGTTTTCCATGTAACAAAGTCGTTGTCTTTCAGCGCCGTTGCCGCCGCTACGGTCTGCGCATCGAGCAGCGTAGTATCGTAATACAGGCTTACATCGAACATACTTGTACTATCGGCGTTTGCAGCAATAACTACATACAGCTTGTTACCGGCAGTGCCCGTGTATTTGGCCGTGCAGAACGTGTTAGCAGCCTTTGCGCCGCCGCCGTTAAGACGGTACGCATACAGCGTCTGTGCATTCATGAACAGTTCGCGCAGCGGCAGCATTTCATCATCGTTGTAGTTGTGGCCGAACAGTTTCAGGCAGTTTTTCTGAAAATCAGCGCTTGTAACAGTGAAAACCTTACCATCAATGCCCCAGTCCAGCATCAGCGGCATAGCCACATAGCCCCTGTCGGACAGTGCAGCCGACGCTTTCGCGGTGCTGGCGAAATTGATGTATGTACCCGGCAGTACTTTGTTTTGAACAGTCCACAGACCGCCACCAAGTGCCATATTAATTTACCTTGCCTTTCATATAGTTTTTAATAGCAGCATCGACGGCATCAATTGTATATTCGCCGTCGTCATCCAGCAGCGCACCGACAAGATCGCGCCGCTTTGCGTAGCGTTTGGATGATAGCAGCTGCTGCTTTGTATAGGTTATCGGTGCGGCCTTTGCCGCCTTTTTATCCTTCATTTGCTTCACCCTGTTTGATTTTTAATTCATCCATTGTGGTATCGTAGTAAGGCGCATACACGAAGTGATTGTAAGATATGAAGAAATGCAACGCATCGTCTGTTATTTCCGACGACATATCCACGCCGCGCACCTTATCGCCGGACGGCAGTGCTATGACTTCAAGCGCCTTGCACAGTGCATCCGAAACGCTGTAGCATTCTTCCCGGTTCGCTTTGGGAAAATAGATAATATCAAAGCGCGGCAGGTTTTTATGCCTCTGCATCGGGTGCGCCTGTGTTTGGAACGACACCATACGCACGATAAAAGCAGGAACATTAAGCCCCTGCTTCACTTCGTTTGATGTTATCATGCTATCCGGGAACGCCTTGCGCAGTGCAAGTGTTATGCCATCAAGTATAATGTTTGTGTTGATTTCAGCCATTCAGCACCTCGTGTAGTTTCTTGTTAATCATCCGCTGCAACACAGCTGGTGAAATCTGCTTTAGCCGTTCTTCGGAAATAGTCAGCATATACTTGCCATCGACCCAACCGCCGCTAACAGTGCGATGCCCGAATTCAACGTAAGACGCATACTCTACAGGGTTTTTAATTTCGATAGTATACAGATTACCCGACTTATGCACCCTTAGATTTTCAGCCCATGTTGCCGCCTTTACTGCCGCGTCGCCGCTGCCGTTAGCCGCTTGTGCGCGATTGTGCGTGCTCGATGTCCAACCGCGCCGCAGCGTACCGCCCATTTTGCCGGAGCTGGCAGGGTAGTTGCCTACAGGCGTTCGCGGAATTACCAGTGCCAACAACCGTGCTGCCAACTGTCGACTGCACTTAACGCATAAATCGTTAATATCGGCATCCGTCAGTTTTTCAAGCCTTTCGGCGTATTCTTTCAGTTGATCGAATTTACAATTTCCCCACTTAGCCATTATGCGTAATCCTCGAACGGTATCAGCATGATTTCCTGATGGTATTGGTATATCGCCGGTTCGCCCGAACGTGCGTATGCGTTGGTAACGCCGTTTTGCGTAACGACGATCTTAGCGCCTGCCGGTATATCCAGCGTACTATCAATGAACAGCTTCACCGACTGCTGAATTATCGGCGCACCGTTTACGTCGCCCGTGCTTTGTATGCTTTCAAACGACAGACGGCAAGGCTGCTTTTCAAGCTTCGGAACCTCTTTAGCTTCGTCCCTGCCTGTTTTGCCGTTTACGGTATATTCCTGCATATACACGTCGCAAACGCCGCGCCATAGACTTTGCAGTGCTGTTTTACGCGTAGCCATTTACCACACCAGCTTTCTATACGCGGCTATTACTTCCGCACTGGGATTTATCATTTTACTGATAACCGCATTAAATTGGTCTTCGGCTGATCCTGCATCAGATATTGCAAACGTGACCGATGTATCGCCTTCCGATACGCTTTTTACAGGCGCATCAAACGTATATGTATCGCCTAACGCGCCTGTAGCTTTCTTGTCGGCAAGGAACATACCAACGGCCATATCGACCCAAACATATTCAAGACCTTCAGGCACTTGCTTCTGATTTGTCTGCGCTATCAGATACGCTTCGGCGCGGCGTATGTTATACTCAAGAGCCGAATTATCATCATCCGTCACTTTATATCCAAACGCCGCTAAACGTTCCTTTGCGGTCGAAAGTATGTCCATGTTGCGCCTCCTTATGCGATGGTATACCAGCCCTTAGTTTTCGGGTTATCACCGCTCGCGGGCGTAACTGCGACGTAACCCAGGCCGACTTTGGCATAATAGGTAGTACCGCTGGTAACGGTGGTTTCCGACGCTGCGGTTGCAGTGCCCTTGAAAATCTTAACATCCTTAGTCTCATCGGTAAGTGCTGCAATGTAGTACTTACGAGAATAGATGCTGTTTTCACGGGTATTGGGATCACGTTCGGTTTCGGTCTCCGTGCCCTTCTTGTTAAACAGCGTTACAGCTTCCTTGGTTGCCATATAGATAGAACCGGCGGTTGCATCTTTCTTGGTGTAGATGTTTACACCGGCCACACTGCCGACATAGCCGTTTTTAGCGAATGCCTCAACATACTGCAAGGTGTCCTTAAGCTCCTTACGCAGCTCGGCCACGTCGGCGGGGCAGACAAACGCGAAAATAGTCACGTCTTCAAGGTTCTCAAGCGCAAGGATGGACTGTGCATCCGCAAAAGCGCCGAAATCAAACTTGCTGACGACAGCAACCTGCGTAGCCTTTGCAAACTCGCCGTAAATATCCTTATTGACGGTGTTAAACATGTCAGTGCCCATATGCTTTGCGCCAACGGGTACAAGCTGCGGATCGGTCATGGTCTGCTCGTCGTAGTACTTGAAACGGTTCTGCGCAAGCTGGATGCGGTATTCATGCGGAGTATAGCTGACTTCGATGCTTTTGGTGTTGCCAGCGCCCATAGCCAGCTTTTCAGTACCGTCGGTTGCTTTGTAAACGTTGATTTTACGCAGCATACCGGCAGTACCCTCAAGGGTGTTATCTACAGTACAGAACGACTGTAGATCAAGGTGCGAATTGTACTGATCTTCAATTTCATTCGACAGATAAAAATTGTCATAAATCTGATGTGCCATTAATTAGTTCCTCCATATAGTTTTTTGTATTCTTCGGGGTTTTTCTGCGAAAAGTTGAAGCGTTCGACCGGCGACAGCTTTCTAAAGCTTTCAAGCGTCATACCGCCGTTAGGTTCGCCGCCCTTTTCGCCCGGCTTAAAGCCGTCAAATTTCTGCTGCTGCTTTTCGGTTTCAAACATAAACGCGCTATCGGAAGCAGTTGTAAGCTTCTTAAGCTGCTCGGCCAGCCCTTTGACTGTGCCATCTTCATCAAGCTCTGCTTTATCAAGATCGAGCAACGCCTTTACCGCCTTAACGTTTTTCGCCTTTGCGGTCGCCACGGCCATATCAACGGCAGTATCGATTTTCAGGCGCTTTATCTCCGCTGCGTGGGCTTTCGCCGCATCAGCGTTGTCCTGCTGTAGTTTGCTTATCTGATCTTTCAGTGCGGCCATGTCGCCGGTGGATGCTTTCAGCGTTTCAAGCTGCTTGTCGCGGTCTTTTACAGTGCCGTTAAGCTGTGTAACCGTCGCTTCAAGCTCCTTTACCTTACCGGCCTTTTCGTTGAAGTCTGCACGCGATACAAAGTCCTTGCCGAGAGCCTGCGCCGCCGCATTGTCCATATCATCCGTGTAAACGTCGCCTATGATGTCCTTTAACCATTGCAGTTTCATGTTTACGTCCTTTCTGCGCCGTTCCTTTTTATCGAGCCAGTCCTCGTATTCAGCGCCGCCCTGCTTGTTATCCGCCGGGCACGCGGTAAAATGGGTATGAAAAAAGCAGCCCCGCGAATTAACGCTTGACTGCTTCGATCATTAAGTTGTTGGTTTTTGGCATGAAAAAAGCACCGTTTTTAACGATGCTTCTATCTTATCATTGCTAATCTTCGATTATTTCCCAACGGCCGCCTTCGCTGCTACCGTCAAGCGGTGCGGGATTTGTCATTGAATATAAATAATCTTCGCCACTGTCATCAATTACTCTGTAAAATCCATCTTCTTCTGTGGCTTCGTATATTTTCCCGTCCGTTAGGCTATCAACGCCGAAAGACTCTCCAACATAACGCAATTTCATTTCTTTTTCTCCGTTCTGTTTTTCAGTTTCACATCATGCTGTATGCCGTCATCGCGTTCATACCAATGAACATCGAAAACATACTTTGCACTGTTTATCTTTCCAGCTTGCTTTTTCCACTCGTCAGCAGACCCGCCGTAGTTGCGAATAAGACGTTTAATATCGCCGATAGCCTCGTCGCTGCCTTTGCCTGCTATAGTCGTAATTTTTGAAAACTTTGTGTTTTGGGGTATAAAATTCTTTTCCCCTTTCCACTCGTAGCTTAGTTTGTTTTGCAGATGCCTTGTACTTGTGGGTATTATACCACTTTCCGTAGATTTTTCAAGCGGTTTAACGCTTTTTGCAAGCCCTTCCTGCTTTGACGCCCACTGCTTATAGGTCATGCTGCCCGGCACGGTGTATGTCTTGCCCGTCTTGGGGTCTCGCGCCCAGCGTTCGGCGATATCGTCCATATCGTCAAAGTACGGCGCTGTTGTGCCCCTGCACCACGGGTGAAACGGTGGAGCTGTTACGCCTATAGCGTATTCGGACATGGGGTATACCTTGCCGTCAAGCTGTGCGCACAGGCTGCATGTTTTGCCGTCAAGCGTTTCGACAATGACGTATTTTTCAACGTCAAGGTCTTTGAAGCAGTCCTTACGCGCTTCGTTGGCGAATGCCGCGCTTTCCGTCATCACCAGCCGTCCGGCCTGCGATTTAGATACCTTGAAACGGTCGGCAATAGCCTTGAAAGTGTTATCGGGTGCAGCGCCGCGCATTACCATTTGCGTTATCTGCGTGTTGACGGTATTCACAAGCGCCTGTTTATTCGCCCATATGCGATCACTGAACGTCTGCTTGTCCAACGTCCACGGACGAGACAACACCTTTTCTATCACATTTTCATCTATTGCATGAAGCGTCCAGCCTACGCCTACGCCCTTTTGCAGTTCAAATGCAGTGTGATAGTAGCTTGATTTGTAAACTCCCCCCGAAACGCTTTTGACGGCCTCTGCCTGCTTTGCGGCTAAAGCTTCGGCCTGCTGCTGTAACTGAAGCTTTATAGCTTCCAGCCGCGATATATGAACACGAGCCGATGCATTTTCAAGCTGCTTTATCCATGCACCGTTAATAGCGTTTTCTTTGCCGTATTTGATGTATTCTTCGACAGTCCACTTGAATTCTTCAAGCTCCTGCGAATTAAGCAGCTTCCGTGCATCGTTCAGCGATATTTCGTTGTTTTTCGCAAATCGCTGATACCAATGCGCTATATCTGTTTCAATATCGCGTATGGCCTTATCGTATTGGCGTTCAAGGTTCTGAACGTATTCATAGCCGGTATCTAATAGCGCGTCCTCAAGGATGCGCATGCGGTTAGCCCAGTATGCATCATTCTTCATCTATCGTTGGTGTGTCGTCATCGGCGTTCTGATTATTCCGCGCCATTTCAAACGCCGCTCTGTAGGGGTCTGCTTCTTCCTTCTGCTTTTCAAGCTTCTTAAGCTCGGCAGCAGGGTCTTTTACCCAAGGATGCATAGAAACTATCGTATCATCGGATATGATGCCGACGGACGCAGCGCAATTGCTGATAGCTTCGGTTTCGTTAATCAGCACGTCGCGGTTAAATATAACTTCAACGTTTTCAACGGCATCGACCGCCTGGCCCTTACTTGCAAGATAGGTGTTCACAAACCACAGGATTTCTTCAAATGCCGCCTGTAATTCAATCTCTGTGTCATTCGCATCAAGGTCAATGTCCGAGTACATCGACTGTATGTTCATCTGATTAGGCGAATTCGACATGCGATCGTCTTTTGCATCGTAGCTGCGTAGATTTTCTATCAGCGACTTTTTCAGCAGATCAAGTATTGTTTTATAGTTTTCGGCATTTACCGTGATTTCAAGGCTATCAACACCGCCGTCAACACCCTCGACCGTGCGCACCTTTACAGTGCCGTAAGTGCTGAGGTTCTTGCGGAATTCGCCCAAATCCTGACCGTCGTAGTTTTTCAGGATAAGCACCGTGTTTCGTGCATCTTCCTGCATGTTGTTTACAAAGTCGCTTTCAATCAGATTAATAGCGTCCTGTAACGATCTACAGCGGCGTATAAGCGGAATTTCCTGCGCGTTATACTTTATGGGTATCAAGGGGAAATGCGCCCAATTGTAGCCCTCTGTGCTGCCGCTGGCATCGGTAAGCGTTATATAGCTTTGCTTTGTGCTGTCTGGCGTAAGCGTACCGTTTTCAAAGATGTACGTTGCCACGCCGTCCGGCTTAAAAATATCGGCCTTTTCGATTATTTTCTTTTCGCTTGCGTAATAAACTTCTACCTGATACAACCTTATAGCCGCATCAAGCACCGTGTGTTCCGCATCTGCCCAAAACGGCAGGATTTCATAGCCAGGAAACAGCTTAAACGCTAACTGCCCCGTTCTATCGTAATACGGGTACAGCCAGCTAATACCGCTGTTGAAGCTTTCAATAACAGCATTTTTTATCGTCCGCATGAAGCGTGCGCCCAGCACCTTTTTAAGCGCATCAAGGTACGTTTCGTTTTTGCCTGCGAACGTTATAGGCTTGCCAACTATGTAATTCTTTTTAACATCGGCATGCTTTGCATACTGGTTATCAATGATCTTGTTATTGGGCAGATTATCAACCGCTACAAGCTGTCCGTCTTCACCTATGCTTGTGCGCTGCCGGCGTAGAATATCCTGATCACCGCTGTAGTACCGTGCGCCGTCAAGCATTTCCCTACGCGCTTCGGAGCAGCGCCAAGCCTCCAATTCACGCGCAAAAAATTGTGCTTCGGACATTGGCTGATTGGCTTTAATGCGGTAATTCCACAATTCTTGTTCTATCGGTTCGTTGAATAAAGGCATATAATATCCCCTTTAAAAGCTAAATCTTGATGGTGCAAATGCTGCACGCACAAAATAACGGGTGCTGTCCATCGCGTGATCTGAAACCTTTAGCGGCCTGTCTTCTGCGGCCTTTTCATCCCAGCGATATAGACCGAATTCGCTTATGCAGCCCTTGCAGCAGTCGTTAAATAAAATGTCACCGGCGTTTAAATGCGTCGCCACGTCGCGTATGCCGTCGATAACCCGGTTGCTGGCCTGTTCCACCATAAAGCGCCCGTGACGGCGTATGACTTCAATAAACGACGCCGCCGACGGGTCAACGATTATCTTTCTGATAGGCAGGTCACCGGCTAACGCTTCAACAGCTGCATAATGTTCTTCGTCTGTGCGCTGCCGCTGCTGCTTGCGCCCGTCGTAGTAGTATTCACGTATACAATACCATTTGCCATCATAGCGCCCCCACAGTTCAGCCGCCGTAGGGTTAAGTGTGCCATAGTCGCACGATATCATGTAATCGGTGTACGGGCGGTCGATAGTCGGCACAATATGCTTATCCTTATCGAACATCGTGTAAATAAGTCCTTCGGCAGCTACCCATTTACCGCGTATGTATCGATCATAGAAAATGCCTGAAAACATCGTTTCATACATCTCGCGTGTTTCCTTGCTGATGCCCGGATTATCTATCATTTCAAAGTGCAGATAAAGCGCGTTATGTTCTTCGGCATGCTGTATCCATTCGGTGTAAAACCAGTGCTGAGGGTTATCGGGGTTACAGCTAAACCACAGTTTAGCACCGTCAACGCTGCATCGCGTAAGCGCCTGCTCTACGAAAGAGCGCGGCATCAATACAACCTCGTCCAGCAGCACACCGGCCAGCGTTCGGCCTTGTATCAGCGCGTAACTGCTTTCGTCCTTGCCGCCGAACACTTCAAAGTAATTCGTAACACCGTTTCGCCTTATCTCAAGCACCTTATCAGCTCTGCGCCAGCGCATTGTATAGCGTTCTTTCGCAAGCGACATTGATGTAAACGGTACTATGATATTCTTTGTACAGCTGTCAACCGTTTTGCCACATATGCCGAAGCGTTCGCCGTTAAACGTGCGCATTGCCCAGTCTACAAACGCCCACATGATAATTGATGTCTTGCCGGAACGCACAGCGCCATCACAGATCAATGCGCGATATTCGGTGAACGGAAACGCAAGTATCTTTTTTTGCTTAGGGCTTATCATCACTTGTCAATCCTTTTGCCAGTTCGCGCAAGCTTTCGCTTAACGCGTCGTCTTTTGCTTTTTCAACCGGTGCGCCGCTGATTAGCGCCCATTTGTCTATCAGTGTACCTATGGCCGTTGTAATCTGCGTGAGGTTTGAACCGTCTATTTTGTCCGGATCATTTAAAGCTTTAAGCCCCAGCCCGATAAACGAACACACAAGGTCTTTGTGTTCGTCCATATAGGCTAAGACATCCGCTGTATTTTCTTCTTTTTTCTGTTCACATTTTTCCACAAAGTCCACACTTGCCAGGACAATGTTTTTAACAGTGGTTGCAGACACGTTGTTGATTTTCGCCACAGCGCAATAATTGTTAAGCTGCACATAATCGGCTATTATTTTCTTTTTCTGCCGGTCGGTCAGCCGTGCGGCCATATCATCACCCCATGTCAGTTACCCCCATGATAGTTTTCTAAATACCTCGCCGTACTGATGCTATCGGCATACAGGCTTTCAAGTATCATTATCCTGCCTCGCAGCCGCGTCCAGTCGGACGTTTTACAATCAGTCCGTGCAAGCTCTGATTTTAATTCGTTTATGCGTTTAAGCAGCAAACCGGCATTAGCGCGGTATTCTGCTGCCATGCGTTTAAGTGCTTCACTCATTCGGCTGTTACCTGAAAAAAATTATAAAATAAGCAAGCAGCATATTTCAGCTGCCTGCTTGCTCGCGGCGGGAGCGCGGAAAGGGAACGTGGAATTAAGAAAGGAAAAAAAGGAGGTTCTATGACAAAAAATAGAGAAAATGTCCGTAAGCCGCCCCCGCCGCTGGAAAGGAAAAGAGGGATAAGGAGATAACAAATAGTCTATCTATTACATTTCCACAATATCATTTTACCACAGATTATGGGCTGTTTTTTCGCATCTTTTTTGCATCTCTTTTCAAATTGAAACATATCCCAGCTCAAGTGCTATCTTCAAAAGCACATCGTTTATATGCCTGTAAGCTGTTGCTTGGTTTACGTGCAAAATTTGCGCCGCACCTGTTACGGTGTAAGCCTGCTTCCAATAAACAAGCTCCACAAGCTTTCTATCGATGTCATCGGCATTTTTAAGCACATACTCAATCGCCTTGCAGCTGCGTTCCGTCTGCACCAAATAAGGGGATGTTGCAATACGAAGTGCGGTGTTTTCGGTGTTTCTGCTAACTTCTCCACCGCCTTTACCGTCCGTATACTTTAGTGTTGTCGACGGTATCATATCAGCCCAATATTGCTGTATTTCATCTTTGTATTCGCGGTAATGTTCAAGCTGCCATTCCACCATACCCCGTACACGCGGTGATATTGATGATTTGTATTTAGGCATTTTGTTCCCTTTCTGTATTACCGACGCAACCTGTAAACGATGCCGCTATATATGCGCGTGTCAACTCTGCCGCTTCATACTTGTTATCACCGGCATCTAACGCGGCATGATAAAAAACCACACACATTTCCGCTATAGCGCCTAAGCCTTCAAGCGCTTCCTGAATTTCTGCTTTGGTCATTTTTGGCTTACTCATACACTCGTTCCTTTCGGTATCATGTGATAGACTTCGTAGTAAAGTTGATCGGCGTTTTCGATTGTTCTATTTTTGGCATAATTGCAACCGGCGGCCTCGATTGATTTGTAGAATTCTGCAATTTGCATGTTGCTTCGAGTATATTGCTGCTCACGATTTGAGTTAATTATATAGGCGGCTATTATTTTGTTTTTGCGTTCAGCGCCTATAGCGGCGGTTATCATGCCTTTAGCGTGAAGGTCGTAGAGTTCTCGCGCTTGGTAATACAGCAGCTCGTCAGCCGGTGATCGTTCGCCTTGCAAAGGCAAATTTTGAGCCGCTTGCAGGATGATGTTTTTTGCAGTTATTGACAAATTGCTGATTTTGAACACCTCCGATTTTAGATTTTTTAATACAGGACAGGGGACGGGCGGGCACGCGGTTTCCCTATATAAGTGTTTCGTTTTCTTATATGGTGTACACCATACGCTATTTTACGGAATACTCTTTTTATATTACTTTACCTGTCCCCCTGTCCTGTAAAAGAGAAAAAAGATAGATAATTCAAGGGATTGAGCCACGGGACAGGGTACGGGACAGGGGTAGGACAGGTCTATACCCTGCCCCGTTTTTGCTGTGACTTTTACACAAAACCAACGTATAACCAACGTATTTTGATTGTGCAAAACGTCAAAAAGGTAATTCATTGATATTTTTGATAGCTCCTACTTTTTTCTGCCAACATCTTTGCCGACCATATTTCGCGGTATATTTTCTACCAATGTTTGTCCATTCAGGTATTGTAGCGACGATACGATAAATCTCTTGTGTCTCTTTCGGCGTTAAGTCTCTTTGAAAATCGCTGTCAGGAAATAGCGCCTCACATTTTAGCTCCTTAATGCATACGGTATCGCCCGGTGACTTCTCATCAAGGTATTTTTCAATAACGCCGATACGCCAATCATCCTCCATTGCTTCATCCTGTGCATGCTTGTATTCGGACAGCAGAGAACGATCTGCGAAAGCTGGCATTTTGCCTTGCTCGAATTTTACACGCGCTTCTGCCCAGCATTGAATAATATAGTCGCGGCATTCCTGCTCATGATCGTGTAGATCATAACCATTGCTATTGACTGTTACGGGATAAAAACGACGGTTGCCGGTCTTGTCGCGTAAGAATTGTTCGTTATTGGTCGTGCCTATAAAGATGCACCGGCGCGGAAACTCCATTGCGTTAACGTCGTAAGGCGGCCTGTATTTGTCGCGCTGCCGTGTTATGTAGGACTTGACGGCCTCCTGCTCTTTCGTTTTGGTAAGCGCAAGCAACTCCGCAACCTCGCATATCCACGCGCCTTCTAATTGCTCTATGGCCTTTTGACCGTCCATTTCGGTTACTTCGGAAAAATAACTATCGTTAATGGCAAGCCATTTGACAAGCGTGGATTTGCCTTCGCCCTGCTTTGCACCGATGAGTACGGGAACATCATCAAACTTGCAGCCGGGCAGATAGAGCCGGTTAATGCCGCCGGCAAATATAAGGCGACTGACTTCACGAGTGTAAGCGGTGTCCTCGACTTTTGCCCATTTAGAGAGAAAATGTATGCAACGTTCTTCTCCGTCCCATTCAAGAGTGTCAACTATGTCCTTTATCGGGTTATATTCGCGTTCCTTCCACAAAATGCGTAAAGCGTCAGAGTGTTTTTTATCGCTGTATAGGCCGTAATTGGCTTCACAGAAATTTCGGCTTTGTGCCGCATCCGCGTCCGACCATCGGCATATTTCGCCGTTATGCGTGATCTCAGGTGAATTGCGCAGCACATTAAAACGAATGCTGCTATATTCCATTCTTCCGCGCATGATTTTAAGAAAATTGTCGATAGTCGGAACGGGTACGCCCTTGTCATTTAAGCGCAAGTTAAGGTCGTTTCTATCTTGCGCCTGCGATTTTTTAAAATCAGCTTCAAGCTGCTTGTCTTTTTGACGGTATGCGCCGAGCTGACGGTTAACGACTACTTTTGCGCCAACTTCTGCCGCTCTTATCTGCATAAGCGCCTGTATGCGTTCGCGTTCTATCACGTCGGGGATATCAAACGAAACCAAAACGGAGTTTATAAGCTCGGCAGCGTCCATGTTTGCTATGGTTTCATCCGTTAATTGGTTGCAGTCAATCAGTTTCGTCATACTATCCCCCCTTATGAATATAGCATCAGCCGGTAGGCCGCACCGTCGATTTCCTTACAGGCAATGACGTAATGCTCGTCTAAAGGCTCTGTAGGGCTTTCAGGGGCATATTTGCACTTCCACTTATCAAGTGTAGCATATACCCATAAAAGGCGCTCATAGCGCTGCTGGAACTCTTTTTCGGCTTGCTTGCATTTGTTGTATTCCGTTATTGCCGCATTATAGGTTGCTGTGATCTCGCTGTCCTCGCGTAAAGTCATTTTGCGGTCGGCCACTATCGGTAAGTTGAAATCGTTAATCAGCTTTCGTGTAGACTGTTCAAAATCAAGGTTGAATAATTGGCCGGTAAAATTGATAATATCGCCTGACCAGCCACAGCCAAAGCAATGGGCGCTATGCCGGTTTTTGATTTTGAATGATGCCGTTTTCTCGGCGTGAAAAGGACATCTTGCAAAACCGGCGCGATTAAAATTAAGCCCGTAAGCTGTAGCGACAACAGCGAAATCAAGCATATCTTTTATTAATGCGCTTTTATGTTTTGCTTTCACTTAGCATCATCCTTTCCAGCATTTCGCGCCCTTCACGATAAAGAATATCGTGTATCAGATTGCCGCTTGTGCGTTGATCGCAAAATATGATCTGACAGCGGTAACGCGCCAGCCACGCAAGCAGCGATGCAACAAACGCCTGCGGCTTCATCTGACTGCGATAGTTGCCGCTATAAGCATCCTCCCAGCATTGATTTTCGATAAGCAGATAGATCTTTGCGTCGGCAGCTTTGGCACGTTCAAATTCCCGTACAAAGCGTGCACGGCCATTACAGAAGCATTGAGCTAATTCCGAAAAATCCATCTTGCGCTCTACGGCGGCGTTTAGCATCAGCCATTCGCCGCCTACAGAAAACTTCGCCGAGTAGTCGCCAAAATCGAGCTTACACCTTTCATAAAGGCAGTTCATGCTTTCCAATCGCGCTCTGAAGCGTGGTGTATCCTGTTCACGCGTATCTACCAATATCACCATGCCCCCGAGCGCTTCTTCGATTTCTCGCGGCGTCATAGGCTTTAGAACGGGAGGTCGCTATCATCATCGTCCATTGTTGTGAACGTCGCAGCCGGATAAGCGGATGTAGTATTGGCCTTTTTAAGAGGCTTGTCCTTCGGCATTTTGAAATTGCCGTCGCGTACGTCCTGCGCAGTGGTAACGGCGCAACATTCGGTTGTCCAGCCGGTATTGCCGTTATATTCCCATTCCTTATTACGGAACAGAACGCCGAGCCCCTTGCCCTTGAGTTTGGCTTCATCCCAATCCCAGTGGTAGCCGTTATTAGTTTCCTCAAGGCATGCTATAAGGTTGTTAAATGATTTCTTCTGACTGTCGAAATACTGATTGCTTTCGTTCGGGATGTTAATGCGATAGCAACCGCGCCATTTCTTATCATCGTTGATGTTTGCGCGATAGTCTGCCGCGAAAAAGCCCTTGTGTTCACCTTCAGCAACGTCGAAATCGATTTTCAGGACGCTGCCCCAATCGTAATCGATAACGCTTGCGTCCATGATCTTAGCTACATAGCCGCCTGCCGGGAGTGTTTCACGCGCTGTGGTGCGTTCTGCTTTAAAGCCGTTGTAAGATTTAATCATTGTTTACTTGTTCCTTTCTTGTTTCAATATTCAAGTGGGCAACTGGCACCCACATATTTGTCAGGCTCGGCGCACACTTCGTTATTAAGCATGCACCTGTAAGTATTGCATTTGTAGAAATAGCACTGTCGGCAGTTGATGTGCGCTTTGCCGGTCGTGTCTATCGGGAAAAATACCTTGACGGTTGCCGTACCCTCTACATAACCGGGTACACCGTTTTCAAACTTAGCCATATCACAGCCCCCAGTACTCGCGAATTGTTTGATCGACGGATTTTAAATCGTTCTCGATCTCAAGCTCAAACATGCCCTCCGGCGACTTGCTTATATCGCTGCCGTCAGACTGCGTGATAAACATATGCTTACCGTCGCGGACTACACATCGCAGCACGATAGTTGCCATGCCTTCAATGCATACTTTTTCATTCAACAGTTTGCCAATTGTGCGTATTTTGGTCTCGCCGTAGTCGCTTGTGTCTTCGTGAACGACTATGTATACAATGACATCTTCGGGCAGCTCGTTTTTAATGAACATCAGCAGTCCCCAAAAGCTATCGGCAATGCTGTTATACAGATCGAATGAGCTTGATCCGCTTTTCGGCGCCGAGTGGCCTTGCATAAAAGCGTTAGTCATTAGATAACCGCTATCGTCGATGACTGCCGTTTTTACCGGCATCTTTTTCAGGCCGTTCATGATCTTAACAGGATTGTCGCTGACCATCGTATACTTAAATTTTTTTCGAAACGGCAAGCGTTTTGCGATGACGTTAACAAGAAAAATTTCGTCCTCGCCAAAATTCAAAAGGCTTCGGCTTTTTCCGCTGCCGGATTTACCGTAAACAATAACGCATTCTCCCATATGGTTTATGCACCTCCCTTGCGTCCTCTGCGTTTATAACCTCTGCGCCGATAAGCTCGGCAAGTTCTTCGGTCGGTAAATCGTTGATTTCTTCTCTAAAGCAATCGGGGCACAAACGCCGACCGTTGGAAATGTACATTAAATCGTCGCCGTAAAACCAGCCGTCGCATTCCTGGCATATGCAATCGGGGGCAGGAAAATCAGGCGGCTCTAATGGCCGTTCTATAGAATACATATTCACTTTACCCTCTTTCCATTGAATAATCTTGTTTTTTTCTTTCGGCGTATATAGCCGTTGATCAATACGCCGTTCGGTGCATTATGCTTGTCCAAATACGCCTTTTTCGCTGCTTTATCGGCCTTGTTATCTGCGCAATAGGCTTTATAACTATCGCATTCAATATGGCAAAACGGCGTTCTTTCCGGGCAATTACGGCAGTCACTTTCCATGGCTTACAGGTTCAAAACCGTTACACCAGCCGTTGCGCTTATCGCAGTCGCAAGCGCACTGGTCGCAGCACCAGTCGTAATAGGTGTTTCCACTGCGGCGGCAGATTTCACGGATTGCTACGCGGTAATCATTTATTTGCTCGTTGAAATGGTTTGCCAAGCTGGCCATGTTGTCATAAAAACACATTGGCACACCGCCGAGAATATCAATCAGCCATTTACGTATTGCGTATAGTAGTTTTTTCATGTTTATTCTCCTTCGGTAAGTATTGATTTGCCGGTATACATTGCGTAGTTCCGCTCGATAGAAGCGCCGGAGCTGCTATACCAGCCCTTAAGCAGGTAGATCGCGTCGGCCGTATCTATCATTGCGAAGCAGATGCGCATATAGTCTGCCGGGAGCATGCCCTCCGGCAGCTCAACAGGATTTAATACGATATGTCCCTGCGCCTCAAGGCTCGTCGCGGCGATATCGAATTTCTCTTTGTAATTGGGCTCGCCGGTGATCTTTCCGGCTATGTAGATCTTCATTCTTCTTTTCTTCCTCCTTGCTTGTAATTCCTTTCAAAATGCTATGCCCGAATGTTCGCCGCGTTCGGGCAAATCAACCATTTCAGGCCGTTTTATTTCCTGTTCAACTGCCCATGCGATATTCCACATGGCCGCTATCAGGTGATGATCTTCCGCGTCGCCCTGAATATATAGGCTTAAATGCCGTATGCCGCTGTCTATCAAGCTGTGCTGGGGTATGCCTTTGTCGACGTTGCGTTCCCCGTAGTGGAACGCGCCGCGCTCGCAGTGCTGAGCAAGGGCGTGTATCGCGCCCCACGGCAGCAAATCATAGCGGCCTTTCCCGTCGGCCTTATCTCTCACTGCGCCGGTAGAAAACTCGCGGCGTTCATCTTTTTCGAATTTCACTATCCTCCCACCTTTCGCCGATATCTTCTAAAAAGTGCAGAAATTCATGCGTATCTGCGCAATAATATTGTTTGCCGTTAACGGTAACCGTGTAGCTGCCGTCGTGGTTGCTTTTGGCTTCCCAGCCTACGTTTTTAGCCATTATCGCCTACCATACCTTTCATCGAATGGCGAGAAGTTATCCTCGCCCACTATTTCACGGATGCGCCGGTCAAGGACGGTTTTTGAATATTCCAGGCTTTTATCGCCCACGCTGTCTTCTACGAACAGTTCGGCAATTTCGTTTACATACATAACGAATCTTTCGCCGAACGCCTTAGCGCGTCCAGCGCCCAAGCCCAAAATATCATTAGCGGCCATAAACGCCGCGTCCTCCGCAAGCTGCATGCGGTTACGCCCGTAAAGCTGTAACTGAATGTTCACTTCGCGCTGCACGGCTTTTGCAAATGCTGATTGCTTAGCCATCGTCTGACCGCCTTTCGCAGATTTGGTCTATTACGTGCTTGCATTCATCGACCATCTCGGCGGTTGTCCAGCGTTTTAACTCTTTAGTATACGGAAAGTCGCGACAAGCGCCGTTATAATCCCAACAATGGGAATAATCCCAGCCAATGAACGCTCCTTTCCGATCTACAGTCGCTAAATATTGCTCCAAATACGTAATTCCGCCGTGACAGTCAATCTTTTCAACATTTAACGGTTCGCCTTCATATTCACTGATATCAACATACGCGCATGGATGCGTCCCGAGATTCAGCACATAGTAGTCAAGTCCTCTATAGTTTCCATAGGCCAGCCGTTCGGGGGCGCAGCGCTCAGACTTGTAAACCATTTCTTTCATTTGTCAGTCCGCCTTTCTCCATAGCTGCAAAAATCGTCAGCCTTTACACACGGTAAGCCATAATCACATCCGCATTCGTATTCATCCGGTTTGTAATACTTGCAGTCCTTACACCGCACTACCAGGACATAGCCCATCTGCGCCGCCATGCGCTTAAACTCGCTTTTTGTCGGTTCGTGAATATAAATAGGCTCGACAGCAGGCGCACACTTAATGCGCTCAATAACTTTGCGAGCGCCTCGCATTTCTGCGCTCGTTATTTTTTCTCTTACCGTATATACCACCGATTGTTCGATGTCATGTAACAGCGCTTCACGCTCTATGTATTCAGCCATTGTCATTCTCCTCCCGCAATTCATTTTCTTCAACGCAACAACTTGCACAAACGCTTTCTCCCGTCGGCAAACCGTAGCACTTTTCACCGACTTCAATGCGTTTTCCACAATACTTGCAATAATTCCAAAGGAAAGCGTTCCTGTCTATGTATTCAGCCATTGTCGCCCTCGCTTTCTGCCTGATTTTTCAGGTCTCCCCACGCTGTGTAGCAACTCGGGCACAGATGGTTTCGACCAAATTCACCCCATCCATACGGTAGCGTATAGCTAAAGCTGCAATCATATCGTTCAGCCAGTTTGATTGCTCCGCAGTGATCGCAGATGAAAATTTTTCTCTTAACTAATGACATTGCTAATCCTCCATTCCGAACAGCCGCCGTTGTATTTCCACACACAGCGGTCACATTTTCCATAGCATGGTTTAGTCATCGTCATTCTCCTTTCCGCTAAGCCACGCACGCAGCTTGTGTGCGCACGAAACGCACAGCTCGTAGTCGTCGTCGTTTATTTCCATTTTAAACCGCCGCGTTCCTGCGTAGATCACGGAGCTCTTTGGGTTTATCTCCGCGCCGCAGCGGTCACAGATCAGTTTTGTCGCCATCTTTCCTTGCCTCCAATGCTTTCTCCGCTTCCTCGCGGGTCAGGAATACGGTCTTGCCAAAATCGGAAAACCGATAAAACCTTGGGGCCATTGGCGTGTATTGTACTGCAATGCACCATCCGTCAGTGTTCGTTTCGATCCATTTTGCCACCATCGGCAATATGGTCTTTTCCACGTGGAATCCGTACACAACATCGCCCACCTTACACGGCAGCACCACCACGCGCCCCGCCTTGTCGGCCTTTAGTAACTCGCGAATCCGCTCCGCCTTTGACGTGTCATCGCTAAAGGCAGATTCGATGATGACCTTTGCGTTTTCACATTGTTCCGGCGTCAGCCCCGTGTCCTCGTAGGCGGCGAGGCGGCTCCACGCCGCTTCTTCCCACTTGCAATTCATGGCGCAGTTCCCGCCAACTTCGAGGCATTCGGGGCCGTAAAAATGTGTGCAACAGATACCGTTTTCGTGCGATGTTTGCTTGCTATGTTTCGTCAGCCGTTCCATCACTCCACCTCCTGCATCCAGAACTCGCGGCTCCCATCGTTTACTCCTTTCGGCGCATCCGGCAGCGGCATCCAGTGACTCACTTTTACTTCTACGCCCCTGAAAAGCCAACTTTCTTCGTCATCGTTATATACCCCGACACTTGCTGCTTTGAAATAGGGCATATAAATCAGATAGTTGATGTAGGTGTTATCGCCGTAGTCAATCCATTCCTCGGGCAACTTCTCGCTGCACGGAATCCACTGCATTTTAAGTCGGCTTCGTAAACGCTCGATTTCTTTGCCTGTCCATTCAAGCTCCGCTCTCAGCGCCTCGTTTTCGCGTCGTAGATTTTGGATTAAAAGATCAGTATCGGTCATTGTTACTCCTCCTTAAAATGTCGTTATCCCCACTGTTCAGCCATCGCTTTGGCTATGCCAGAGAATGTCTTACTTCTGATTTTTGCCGTGCGCGGGTCATTCCATCGCAGAATCTTACCAGTCTCGTCTTTTGCAGAGTCCGCGCTTGCCCCCACACTGTATCCACCTGGCAAAATATCTCCTGCATCTACAACGTTTGTCGGTCGCAAAGCGGGTAAGCCTTTTAGCCATAGGCAAGTCTTTTTCCTTGCGTGATGCCCGAATTCATACGGCTGGATGATGCAATCAGGTCTTCGGAAGTACGTTGACATTTTGCCTACTGGATTTTCGACACAGATTTTCGGAATATCGGCTTCTGCAAAACGGAGAAAAAAAGCTGCACTCTCAAACCTCAAGTATAGCGGTTTGTTTCCCTTAGCAAACCAGCGCTCGCCTGACGCTGCCAAATGTGTGCACGGTGGGTGCGCGATCAGCAAATCCCACTTGCCCACATCATGTTCAACGCCGTCCATGGTAATAATTACCCCTCCATTTAGGGCTGCGAGCGCGTCGCCGAGTATGTGCCACTCAGGATGCCCGCCCGACGGCTCGATTATGTCACAGCTGTACGCCTCGTGCCCCTTTGCGCGGAAAGCCTTGCACACCGTCTGGCTTTCTTCACAGGCGATTAGAACTTTCATTCAGTACACACTCCTAAACCAATTGGTAGTACCGTCGCCGGTGAAAAAAACAGCGTTCTTATCAAGCTCCCTTGCCACATCCGCGCCCTGCTTCTCCATGCTCCAGCGCGTGAGCACGTCCAGCGCTACGGCGTACAGGTTGTCCCACACGGGAAAATCGGGGCTATAACCGTAAAACTGGCCGGGCTGGGATACAGCGCCGATGATGGTATCGGGGAAGCGCGGATCGTCAACGCGGTTAAGTACGCACCACACGCATTTCATCTGATTGTCTACCGTGCAGCCACGAGCCTCGCCGTATAGCATCCGGGCAAGGGCTATCACGTCTGCCTCGGTAAAATACATCTCGTACTCCGGTTCTGCGGTTTCTGCGATTTCCACGACGCACAGACCGTTCGTATCAACTTCGGGCGGAACGCCATCCGCGTCGGCTTCTATTACCCCGCCGTCTATCGCAAGCAATATCAGCATTATTAGCGCCAGCAGAACGGCGCACACCTGCGCTATGATGATCGTGTATTTATTCATCGTCCACCTCGATAAATTCGCCGCCCGAGAGTTTATACCATGTATCAGCCTTTATTATTTCGCCGTCAATCTGTGCTGATTTAACGCAAACCGGGATATAGCGCTGTTTATCGTTGTCGTATACCCACTCCGCAAGCGTTATCCAATTGCCGACTGCACCTTTTATAACGCTGCCGATGCCAACATAGGTTTTGCCTTCTTCGTACTGATAGCCCTTGCATATAAGCCCAGGGTCGTAGGCTTTAAAGCCATGCTTGTTATCGTTCATCGTTGTTCCCCTTTTACTTTCTTATCGCCTCGCGCATTTCTGCGATCGGAATATCTAAGGCCGCTGTCAGCGCGATTGCATTGCCGATCGTCCAGTTAGCAGACGGCTTTTCAAGTATCGTGCTAAGCTGTGAACGCGTTATGTGCATTTTTTCCGCAAGCCGCGTGAGCGACATATCAAGCGCCGCTTTTCGGCCTAAAACGAGTTCCTTCAGCGGATCGCGCGGCACACGGTCAAAGCGTGTTTTTGGCATTGTGCACCTCCGCTCTAATATACCGCTCGCGTCTCTTAGC